CACGGCGTCCGCACAAGCGATAAAGCATTCCCCATGGCTCCCGCAATTCCCATCATTCAGCTTCTTAGCTGTGTGTTGGTCTATGCGGTCTATGTTGCGCACGGGTGCGTCTTCTCTCCGAGTTTGATTGCATTCGTGGGATTGTTCCTTGCCAATTTTACCTACTTCACGTGGCGAGGACTAGTGAATCGTTTCCTCTTCGTGCCCGGTCCTATTCGAAAGATCTGGATTGAGTACAGATTGCAGGAGAAGATCGACAACCTCCCGAGTCCTATTCGTTGGGTTTTGAACAAGACAGGCATTACGTCCATCATAGCGTGGATCTCTGCTCACTGTCTGAACTTAGCCTACGATTTCGACATCTGGGTGTTTAGTGTCGTGTCATACGCGGTTTATTTCTGGCTGACGAGAGTCGGTCGGAAGAAGAAGCTCGAAGGTGTCGAGACGTTCAGCAAGTGGACGTTTTGGCAAATGATCTCGAGTGGACTCAAAGTAGGCGCAATTGTGGCTGGTCTAATGGATCTTGGCGTTTCGATACTACCCAAGGATTATGCCGCAGCGTCCGTGGTCGCTGACTTGCTCAAATGTATCGCCGACTTCTTACGTGCGTCGAAAGATGCGCTTGAGGTTGGTGACCATGACAGTGACAACGAAGGTGATGACAAAGATCACAAAATCGACACCGAACCGATTCAACCGCCTAAGCAGGCGCGATCGGGTTGGATGGCGACATACTGGAATATGGCAGGCCAACGGGCCGCCGAAGCTCAGCGCGAAAAGGAGAATCAGGTCAAGAAAGCATTGAACGAACTCCCTCTTGAAAAGGATGGAGATGAGAAAGATGATGATGACGACTTAGAGGCTCTTTGGACTTGGACGAGCAAGCTTCGTGAACTTCGTGAACAGGTTAAGACCGTTCTCGTAAAACACAAAGCTCGCTTCGCCTGGTTCTTCGCAGCTGTGATAACCGGTGTTGTGATTTACTGTTATCGCAAACATTCTGCAGCTCTTGAGAAAGTCCTGGAAGGGACCCAAAAGGGCCAGAAGGGTGCTAACTCGGGCAAGAAATACAAGGCCCGTGGCAAAAACGCACATCGTCACAATGGACCCACTCGACAGGTGACTGGTAACAAGAGTTATTGGACTTACTACGAGCCGGACGTTAAGACGATTGTTGATGTGTTCCTGAACGATGAGCCGATCAGTCGGTCGCGTATCTCTAGTGGACAAGCACTCGAACCTGGCCACTGGCAGGTGTTCAGACAGGTTGGAAAGACAATTGTCGAAGACGATTTCACTGTGGGAGGAACCCGCAGGCGTAACGTTGGTGACGATGATGACTTGAAGGCTATGGCTGCGCGCCGCAACGGTGGCAAAGCCCCGATGACCATATCGGGCAAGCGTGCCAAGGAGCTTGGATTTGAGGCGGTTTCGATTGACCCGGTCCATACTTCTATGATATGCTTCCATGTTGGTGACTGCAAGTTAGGCGTCACTGACCCTCTCGACGACGACTGTGATGGTTGCGTTGATTTGTGGCAATTTGTGTTCGTTGCAACTCAGGGTGGTCCGATTAAAACCGAGCCTCACTCAAACCCAGCTCTTCGGAGCATGGGTTTCTGTGAACAAACTGAGCCGACAGAGCCGGTGGAGCCTAAGAAGGCCCCCTCTAAGCCACTGCCCGCGATCCCTAAGAAGACGCCTCCTCCCGTTCCGCCCAAGCCGATCAGGCCTAAGCCGAGTGAGGAGCTGGTCATTCAGGATTGCGAGCTAAGTTTCAACGAGACCGCTCCCGAACTCAAGGGCCACCCCGACGCCAAGTCGAAGGCGGCTAAGGAGAAAACGGAGAAGCAGCGTAAAATCAACCAACCTCTTGAGGCTCTGGTTGCGTCCAGCCCTAAGGTCGACATTCACAACGCCTTGTTTCGCATTGAGCTCTTAGACGAGAACGAGAAGTATTTGAGTTCGGGTACCGTGTTGTGGTGCGGAATTATTTGCAACCACCATGCGTACACCGCAGCTAAGTACTTCCGGTGCAACGGGAAGAAGATCGTGAAGACTAAGGCAGTCCAGTTGTCCTCTAACAAGGATATGATGATTGCCCAGTTCTTCGACGGTTGCCCTAAGCCCATCGCTAAGAAGCACGTTGAGAAGCCTGAGGTCAGCTCGGCAGTGATGCTAGTTGACCAAAACAGCAAGGTTTGCCGTGGAGTCGTCCAAAGCGTTGACGAGATCGGTACACACGGCCTTCAAGCACGCGCCACTTACTCATCCGAACCGGGTGATTGTGGGTGCTGTGTATTGAACCTAAACGGCTCAGTCACCGGGATTCATTTCTCGGCTGGCAGGACTGGTTACGATAACCTGTTCTTCCCAGTTAACGACGAGCTGCTCGCCTACGTGCCAAAAAACTCGTACAACCCATCGCCGCGCGATGCCTAAGCGCGGCGATGGGGCCAGCCCAAAGGGACCCACTGGAGGGCGATTTACCAGTGGTTGGGTTTGTGCCGTTCCGTCCTCTTGGGCAGTCGCATTTCATTCCGGCACCATGGCAGGTGTCGGCAGATACAGCGTACTTACCTACGGTCATGTCTGAGGAAGCCTTGAGAAAGGGCATCCAAAAGGCACGTGAGGATTTACCGGAGCAGATTTCAGATGAGCGTTATGAACGCGTGTTTAATTACATGTACATGCGCTTGTCGAAGCTGTGGGCCGGGAATAACCTCATGTCTTACGAGGAAGCAGTTGGAAGACTGAACCTCGATAAGAGTCCGGGCTTTCCATTTTACTATGAGTGCGACGACAAAGCGTGCGCTCTGACCTGTAAAGGTCATGTGATTAAGAAGGCTGTGGAAGATGTTATGTCTGGAAAGGAGATGTGGCTACCATCCACCTTAACGCTCAAGGACGAGTTGCGTTCAGCAGACCGTGTGCGGGACGGTAAGACGAGAGTCTTTTCCGCCTCGAGCATGGTTGCTCTCATAGCGTCGAAGATGCTTTTCGATAAGCAGAACGATAAGCTGAGGGAGCACCTGGATGAGCACCCCCTGACAATCGGCATTCAGGTGCCAGGGCCTCACTTTGTCAAACGAGTGTTGACCCTCTCTCGCCAGTGTAACTGCACAGCGAGTGACTTGTCGGGATGTGACCAGCGATACGTCCTATGGGCCGCAAGGCTCGTTCGCGACTGTCGTAAGATCGGGATACCGCCGGAATACCACGCCGCTATTGACTTGTTGTATGACGAGGACTTTGCGGGCGATGTTATCTGTATGGGGTGTGTCTACAAGATGTACCACAACAAGAGCGGGAGAAATAACACCGGTGACGACAACGGCCTAATGCAGTGGGCCGTCACAGCGGACTACGTTTTAGAGACTGAGAAGTGCGAGATCAGCGAAGTTGACAATTTCTGGGAAGGAATGTTCAACGGCGATGACGGTCTAACCGCATGGTGGGGCGATTGTTCTGGGGTCGGGTGGCGTGATCACCTGAAACAGTTCAACACCATCGTGGAACTTGAGACTGAGGAGCCTAAACACTCTGAAGAGCTCACGTTCCTCTCTCATCATCTCAAAGAACGAAACGTGTCCGGTCTCGGCGACATCATAATCGCCGCGGGTAACCGGACAAAACTGCTAAGTTCACGAGAATGGTTGCGCAGAAATGCCGACTTTTCCGTAGAGGAGAATGCTCTTGCACACTTACTCGGTCTTCGGATCGCGTTGTGGCCATGGCGAGCGGACTTCGTCGATGTCGAAGAGCTGATTGATCAGTACGTAGACACGATCGAAACCACTCCTTCTATACGGGACATTCTCAAGGCCAGAATTCCTGAGCAGCAGATCATTAATTTGCACGTTCGTTTCGAGGACGGGTTACCTTTTTTCCCAGAATCAGACGCATTACCGTGTCGCGTTCGCGATTTAATTATCAGCGCGATATTTCAATGCGTTGACGCAATGTCAAACAACAAAGCTAAGGAAATGGCGCGCCGCCTGGCGCAATCAAAGAAGGACAAGGCTGCGTCCAAAAAGATGCAGTCTAAGGGCAAGGGTAAGACCGAGAAGGTCAACTCTGGAGTCGCCAAGGAGCACAGAACGAGTGCTCCCGCGGCGATGGCGTTCGACAACGCGAATAAGTTCGCCGTTGGCCGAAGCTCTCGTTTTAAGGACGGGATCGTCGTGGAGACGAGCGACCATCTTGAGTACGTGGTCGATCCGGGCAACGCGGTTGTAGGACAGGTCTTGAACGAGATCTATTTGAACCCGCAAGAGCTCGGTGGTACACGGCTCGCTGCGTACGCCAATCTCTACGAGAAGTACCTGATCGAGGTCATGGCACTTGAGTACGTGCCGAGTGTTGGTTCCGACCAACCCGGTGCGCTTGTGCTCGCCTTTGACAGGGATATCTCCGATCCCACTCCGCCTCCCACTGAGGAAGGAGTCAGGCAGTTCACTGCCTACGAGGGCTCGGTCGACGGCAATGTGTGGACCAAGAAGGTCTGCAAGGCGAAGTTGATTCAGCCTGACAGCGGGTATTACACCAACGCTGTCGCGGGAGGTGACGACCGTTTGTCGTACCAAGGTCAGGCCTATGTGGCTCTGACCGTTCCTACTGGGAATGTGTCTCAGAAGACACTTGGGCGACTCCGACTGCACACGAAGATTCATTTCTTCACCCCGCAACTCCAGAGCAGTGTGCAGGGAGCCACTGGCCGTGGCGTCTACGGCCTAGGCTCTTCGTACCTGCCCGCCCAAAATGTTGACGTGTTCGGTGCTCTTCAGAATTGGTCGATTCCCACCTGGGACGGCGTCCAGCAATGGAAGCCGATCTTGGATTCGCTTGGCAAGTGGTACGTTAATCTCCAGCCCGGCATTTATCGCCTATCTGAATACTTGAACATGCTGAGCAACACAGGCATTCTGCCCACTGCTGGTACCGTGGATACCGGACCGATTGAGTTCGATCCGCCCTCTATGGTCATGAATGAGCCGATGCCGGTGAGTGCACCTCAGCCGTGGATTGAAGAGGAGAACATCTCGACGTGGTTCCCCAACTCTGTTGGGTCCACCAACGCTGCAGGCAGCGTTGCCGCCGACTACTTACTTGGCGTCCCCAGAGGGGGCGCTAAACTGTATTCGACCGTCGATATTGGCTCCGACTTCCCCACTCAGGTCAACAAGTTCTTGGAGATGCTAACCAAGCTCGATCGGATCTCTGGTTACATCCCTACTGGGAGCACTCTCTTCGGCGCCCGATGGGTCGGAGCACAAGAGTGCGCAACTCCTAAGAACTTCAAAACGACTGCGCGAGCTCGCTCTAAGAAGTTGAAGCTCCCGACGCAGGTCGCGAAGCCCGCGGCTTCTCCTGCTATCCCGTCTCGCAACGTGGTGGCGGCGTTCAACGTCGTTAAGGCAGAGGAGACCACAAAGGGGCTCGATGAGAAGCAGGCCAGAACCTTGGACCAGCTTGAGAAGCTGTTCCGATCTGGTATCAAGCCTGAGGATATCATCAAGTCCTTGTTCCGCACACCCGCTGAGGAAGCGCGTGCTGAGCAGGCTATGCGAGCCTTCAAAGAGAAGCAGCCGGAGGACCAGCCCTGGATGGGCGAGGTCTGAACCCTCTTCTCGGGGTCATGTAGGTTGAAATAAACTGAAGACTCCCTTTTTGCAGAGACCCATGTGAGTCTGCAT